GTCGAACTGGCTTGCGTGACAGCAGGGAAGGCAACCGACCGCATATTCCAACTCAAGGCCGAACTGGAAGAGTGCAAACAGAGGAAGGGCAAGGCTGTCGCCTATCGCGCCGTGACCGAAGCCGAGATCACCCGCCTGAAAGCGGAGATGCGGAAGAAGTGCAATGGCAGTTTAGAGCTGCTCCGAGATGCAAATATCCTACGCGAGAAGGAGTGGGACCCTGAGAGCAAGATTTCTGTACTGTTCCACGGGAACGAGTTAGCGGGAGAGGTCGGCGAAGCCTGCAACATCATCAAGAAACTCGAACGTGAACGCATGGGTATTCGAGGCACAAGGGCAACGATTACCGAACTCGCAGGGGAACTCGCGGACGTGGTAATCGTTGCCGACCTGATTGCGCTTCACAGTGGGATTGATCTCGGGCAAGCGGTGATAGATAAATTCAACGCAACATCGACAAAATATGGGCTGAGCGTGACCATCTCCCACCTCCCCAAAGAGAAGGAGGATAAGTGATGAAAAAGATTATTCTCACTGAAGAACAAATGGCTTATCTTGACAAGTTACTAAACCCAACCTTTGATTCAAAAGCTCCAGATGGGGTATGGGCAGTGATTTGTCAACAACTCATTGCTGGATCTGGTATGTTTCCCGGACTCAGCACATTCGAAGTCTGGAACGCTTGGCTTGAACAATACGGGGTTCCAAGATGAGCGAAGAAGATAAACGTTCAAGCGAAGAGAACTGGAAGAGGTTAAGGAAACAAAAGTTAAGGGAAGCTCTAGCCAGTATAGCACGCTCGTATGGATTCCCTGACAAACCAATCTATTACAAGGGTTCAATATATCAGATTGGTTCTCGTAGAATCTGGATCAACTAATCAAGGAGAGAAAGTGAAGAAGATAATTCTTACCGATGCACAGGTTAAGTTTCTTGATGATCTCCTTGACGTTGACTGGGTAAATGAATTTGAAGATGGAGCATGGGGAGCTATCTGTCAAGAACTGATTGCCGGTTCAGACGAATTTAAGAACATGAATCCCTTTGATGTGTGGATGGAGTGGTGCCACAGAAAGGCAGGAATCAAGACGTGAAACGACAGTTTGCAATCATCAGATATTCTGGACATCGGAAGGGACGTATTGTAGAAAAACACATCGCTACCGACTCTGGAATAGTCATATCAGTCTTTAACAGAAATGTTGGAAGGGCTGATCTCAACTTCATTGTTAATATTATCCCTGGATTTAATCCAGAAGAACAGACGATACACATAGCGGATAATCAGGGGAAGGTGATCTTCGAACAGCGAGTCAGCACAGTACAAAAATAGTTTTCAAATCACGAAATAGTGCTTGACAAATGGGGTTTAAGTTTCGTATATTGTTACGGGCAATTGGTTGACCCCACTTCATTTAATATGGAGTATATATGTTTATGAACGCAGATGATTTTCGGAAACACTCAAAGGAAGTTGAGCGACTTGAACAACGTCGCTATACTCTTGCCAATTTGCTGAAGCAACTTGACAAGATTGAAAAGAAAGAATCTGACTATGATTTGAAACTTGGTACGAACGGTGAGTATATCCTGCTTGTACCCGATCCTGTCAGTATCGCACTTGTTCGCTTGATGCTTGAGACAGAACTGAAACTTTCAAACAAGCGATACGAAGAACTGACTGACATAACCTTTACTCGTGTCCCATGAAAGACGGAGAACACGAACTGCCAGTAATGGATGCTCAAGATCTTCAAGATATAATTATGTATCTTGATTATTTCGATGAGCAACCAGAGCTTCAAATAACTATTCATGGAAAAGAGATTGATGGTAAAGGTATCAATCTTGATTTTGAGATTATCATTCAGTCTGATGAGCATAAGAAACTCTTCAAAAAATTTCTTGTTGATTATGCTCGTATATCTCTGGATAGTATTGTAAGGTGTGGGAAGTTGTGGGATCAGTTCCGATAACGACCCCCGATTGTAAAGATTACAAGGATATTTTTCATTTTTCGCTTGACTTCCGCTTTTCCATTTCGTATATTGGGGTATGTCCGAAGGACATTCACTCAACGGACGAAATTCCCCAGGAAGTCAAGAGATCGGAACTTGATTCTGGCAAACAGGGAAAAGTAGTCCAACCGACTCAGAACTTTACAGGTACAGGTCAAGGTGGATAACCTGATACCACAAGACAAAACAATCCACCCTTTCACATTACAGTATGGAGGTAATCAGTATGGCAAATCAGATGGATGCCAGGGCTGCGTTCAGTGCACACTCGACAGGAATCCCTCGGGTGCAGGAAGAGATCGAAAAGGCAGTCTTGGCTGGACTGGTTCGTCCTGTCTATGCCGAGAAGCCGGAAGATGTGAAGGGCAAGTCCTTCCGTGACTTCCTCATCAAGTTCGGAATCCTGACCAGCGACCCGCAGTTCAAGAAGACCGAGCGAGTCGGCGGTGGTGGGAAGTCCTACCACGGTGCAGTGGACGAACTGACTGGCGGGCAGGCGACGGCGATCAAGACGGCGGTGAAGGCGCTGAACGTGGCGCTGAAGGACACGCCGTACCTGGCACACTTCTACGTCAAGTCGAAGGATGCCATTGGCTCGAAGGCGAAAGCCGAGACCCCGATCGCGCAGTAATCCACTCAGCGGCGAGTAGCTCCCGTAGACTAAAGGTTCTGCGGGAGCTACTTCTTCTTGGAGACCCCTATGGCAAGGGATATGGACAGGGCTGGTAAACAACCCAAGCCCAAGAAAGCAGTAGTTGAACCTGTTTTACTTGACGCCGATATTGCTGAGATGTTTAAGAAAGGCAAACCTTGTCACAACACCAAGTATACTGTGACGAGGGACAAGTCTGGCGTCAACCTCCTCCGTAACTCTGACAACATCAGACTCGCTCGATCTGGACGATTGAACGAGAAGAAGTGCTGTTGGATTCACCTCGATCATCCAGACCTTCAGTTCCTCATGACGGTCTGCGCACCATTCAGTGAGTTCGGTAGTCTGTTTACCGACACTTACGAAGTGATTCACTATCGTCACTTACAAGAAGCTTACAACAAACTTCAGGAGCGTAAACTTGCTTCCGGTGAAGGACAACTCATCTGAACAACTCAGTCGTCTTGGTGACTTCACGTCACTTGGACAACTTGAAGAGTTCAAGCGGCAGATGTATGAGCATAATCGTACCGTAAAGCAGACTGCTACACCACCTGAAAAGATCGAGATGAAGGGTGGCTTCCCGTTTGCTACATGGGACTATATGCTCGACGAAATGGACAAGTCTCATCCACTTCGTCAAGAAACATTTGTCTCATCACCTGAGCTCCTCAAAGAACCTATGGTCTTCATCACCTCGGTTATGGTAAGGGATATTGTTACTGGTGAGAGTCGTATTGGTGTAGACGCTCATCCTATTCCTGCCTATGACGCCGGTAGTGAGCAGATGAAGAGCATGAAGACGGTTCGAGAACTGATCGGCAATGCTGCCAAAGCATCAGTTACTAAAGCGCTACGTCACGCTTATAGTAACTTCGGTATATCTGCTGATCTGTATGGAAGTATGGTTGATGAGCCTCTATCACAAGAACAAATCAAGATATGGGAGGAATGGGACGTACTTATGCGTGGCTATCTTGAGAGCCATCCTCATCCGCAGCTTGAAGGATATTGGAATGAGAATGCGAAGCGATGGAAAGAGCAGACACTTCAATCTGCTCCCGCTTTCCTCAAGGCAATCGAACCAGTAATCAATCGTCTTATTGAGACTATGAAGAAAGACGAATCTACTAAACAGGAGAACTGATATGTCAGGTGCAAATCTGTATGGACAGGAAGAAGTCATCCAGAAAGAAACCGTCAAGGTTGAGAATGCGATGGCTGGGCAGTACACTGCGGTAGTCGGCAAGACGTACAATCTGAAGGGGAAGAAACGGGAAGCTATCGTTACCGACTTCTTCCTTGTGATGCGTTCGAAGGCTGACATGACTGACAGCCAGAAACTCATGGAGCTTGCTAACGTCAACGGCAAGACAGTTCTGAAGTTCCATGTGACCTCCGAAGGCAAGCCGAAGACCAGCGGCGTTCTGTTCCTCCACCGCAACAACGCAGTCCTTCCCGAAGACAGTGAAGGTTTCAAGAATATGTCTGGTTCGAACCGTCGCAAGATGGCTCGTGTCTTCGGTGCGTTCGACGAGACAACACAGCAGATTGACTGGAAGAAGATCCAGTCGATGGCTGGTCGCTTCGTCACGTTCACACTCGAAGAGAGGGGTGACTACCTGAACATGGATCTGAAGAGCCTTGCTCTTCTTGAGAATGGTCAGGTCTCGCTCGAGAATCTCGTCGATCTGTACACGGCAATCGAAGAAGAGAAGCAAGCGAAGATGGCAGAGAAGATGGGTGCACCCGCTGGTGCAGCTTCCATCTCCTCGTCAGACCTTCCCTTCTGATGAGAGACGACCTTATACAGGTCACGAAGTCAATGGAGATCCTGGGCGACTGCAAACTGTGGTTGCCCAGGTTCTACCATCAGTTCGACCTCGTTATCACCTCGCCACCGTACTGGAACCAGCGGGAGTGCGCGGCAGATGGTAACGCAGGGGCAGACTACAATAGCTTCAAGGCATACGAAGAGGATATGAGAGGTATCCTCAAGATGTGTATTGAAGCTGCGAAACCAGGCGCAATCTTCGCTATCAATATAGGCGGAGATCCTAACATTGACTTGTCAGCATGGCTGTCGATGATGCTTCACGACCTCGGTCTGAAGTTTATTGACAAGATTGCGTGGACAAAACAATCTGGCAATGTGATAAGAGGTATGCACATCGAGTCAAGGAACAATTACTATCCATTCCTTGCTTGGGAACCTGTGTACATCTATCGCAAGAGTTCTTGGACTGGCTCTCGAGAGATTGAGTTTCCTGCTTTCGAGGACAGATTCAAGGAGATGATCTCTCAGGTCATCCGTCAGAATGTCTGGCATATCCCTATGGACAATGAGGCAAAGTGGCATCCTGCACCATTCCCACGTAAACTTGCATACAACCTCATCGCTTGCTATACGGAACCTGGTTCTGCTATACTCGATCCGTTCGCTGGCGCCTTCACTACGGCTGTCGCAACTAACGACATCGGAGGCAACCGTAAGTATGTATGCATGGAGATTGATCCTGAGCGTTACGAGAAGGGTGTCGCTCGTATCCAGGGTAACAACCAAGAGAGTCTGTTCTAATGGCACGCGTAGTTATCGACACGAAGTTTGAAAGCTACGACCTTGAGTTGTTGTTCTTGTTCCACCTCTGTTTTCATGAAAGGAAGTACGACCTTCTATTAAAGACATATCCGAATCTGTTTGCAGTTGAAGATCTGAAGAAAGCATTCGAGATACTTGTTGAACTTGGACCGACAAAGCAGGACATGATTTCTATGTCAGTCGAGATGGCGAAGAGATACGGCGTAAAGACAACTGCTCCATGGGACAAGTTCTTAGATCCTGCGTATCAATACTCAGCGGAGCACACTGATCCTTGGGGCATCCATGCAGAACTCAGAGACCTGTTGTTCAAGCGACTTGCTACCGAACGACTGCAGCGAATGGCAAACCTTGTCGAACACGGCAAACCTTCCGATGCAGAAAAGGATGGTAGTCTGTTCACGGAAACTACAGAACTCCTTCTTCTTCAAGATCGACTTCTCGGTGAGAGGAAGTATTCCTCTGAAGATGTGGCAAGGATGGTTGCTGAAAGGATTAACACCACTGGCGACCTTGTTGTTACTGGGTTTAAGTTCCTTAATGACAGAATTGCAGGACTCACTCGGCGCACGATTTCTTCTATCCTTGCGCTTCCTGGGCACTACAAAAGTTCTTTTCTCGATGCCTTGGCTTACGAAACACTGATGGTCAGCAACGAGAAGATCTTGATTGTTTCACTTGAAGATCCTGTCGAGGAACGTATCAAGAGGATTGTAGCAAATCGGATGGACTTATCACTATCTGATATGCGCTTCAAAAAGATACAGGTTCCACAGAAAGATATTCTTCAGATGTTGAAGATTGACTTCGGTGATCGCCTGTATGTCTACGACCCTCGAGACATTGTAACTCCAGAACAAGCGGCTATCGCTATTGGAGATGTCAAACCAGCACTGTGTGTTATAGATCATATTCAGAACTTTCAAATGCAGGATATGGTTGAAGGATTGATTCGAGCATCGTGGCATATCGAGACTGCAGCAATCAGACACAACTGTCACTGTATTGTTGCAAGTCAAGTTGCTGACAAGCGTGTAATGTCTCGCGAAGATACTCGTATCCATGCTGGTGATGCACAGTGGACATCTGCACTACGTCAGAAATCTGCAGAGATGTTCTCATTGATGTATCAGTATCAATTAACTGCGAATATCTTTCAGAAGAATACATTGCAGATGAGCATACTCAAGTCACGATTTGCTGGAGCTGTAGGTAATATGGTGCTTCAGATAGATCCCGATAAGGGTCGTGTACTTGGGTTGAGTTCGTTTACCCCTGGCGAGAATCTCGATCCAACAATCTTTAATAAGTAACAGGAGAACGTCATGAAGGTAGTAGTAAAAGATTATATCGGTGATGGAGTATATGCTGAGTGTGATGGAGATTACATCATACTCACAACTGAAAATGGTGTCGGCGAGAATAACATTATCTATATTGACAAGTATGTTCTCGAGGCACTCAAACGCTTTATCGCAAGAACGGAGGACTGATGGGTAGTGTAGGTCTTATCCCGCCAAGCCGAGAACACTGGCTCAAGATGGTACCGAAGGTTGAACAGTGTGCAGATGAGATGGAAGGACTGCTGAAGAAGTATGGTTCCGAAGTCTTTGCTGTAAATGTAACAATCTTCTATGAGAATCTTCCTGGTGTCCTCGTGAAGATTGTTGAACAACTCAGATTCCAGAACACCAAGTTCCAGGAAGACAACGCGAAGTTTGAGAAGTTCTTCAGACCAACTGGAGTTCCTGCGGCTGACGGACATTTCCAAGTAACAGACAGGATAGAGCCCAATGAACAGGGAAATTCTGGAGAAGTTCAAGACTGAATGGAAGTTGCTTTCAACGAAGCAACTTACTATACCAACACCTTGTCAGTATCACAGTGATCCACACTACATATGGGATGGCAGTAGTTATGATAACCACATCTCAGTAACAGACTCACGTGATGCTGACTTCATTCTGTTTGCTTCAAAGTGGATTCTTCAACTTGCCACTGCATTACATGAGACAGATGTTCAACTCACCGAGCTACAAAAGCGCAATGAAGAGTTATCGAAAGGTGTTGAGCATTATCGCAGTTCTTCTGATGCATACCACAGGGAGTTCGTGAAGTACAAAAAGATAGCAGACGAGATCCTTGTGGCATCAAGTAATGATATGTTCGCACTTGAGAATGCGCAAAGAAAGATACGAGAACTAACTTGAGGTAGTTATGTATATGCGTTCGAAGGTAATCTTGAATCATGAGACGCTTAAGAAAGGTATGGTGGTTACTGTTCTCGAGAGCCTCATACTTCTCAATCGTCCTCATCACATCGTTGAGCATCCGATACTCAAGATGCAAGTTGCTGTACCGGCGAGCAAAGTAACTACCCCAAGAATAGTTCAAGAACGGAGCTCAGCGATTTCAAATGTCTCGCGTAACTAAAGGTAGAAACAATGAGCATCGTTCGATAGCGTATCTTGCTAAGCGTGGGTTCATCGCCTTGCGAGCAAGTGCATCAAAGGGTGCTGGCGGTACTGATGTTATAGGTGCAAACTTAACCACTGGTGAGGTTCGTATTGTCCAGTCGAAGAGCAATCACCACTACGGATCGGCTGATATTGAGTTACTTCGTACATTGGTGAGGTCAACGAATGCTCCGAACGTACAGTTTGAACTTCATGACTGGTACGATAGCTACAGACATCCAATCATAACTGTCATTGGACATGACAAGTCTCAAGACAAAGTAATTATCACTGATCCTAAGATGAGGATATTTCTTCAATGCCTAAACGAGACGAGTTCCTGATGCCAGACGAATGTCTGGAGCTTGTACGAAAGATGGGCTGGCTCGAGAACGCTGTTAAAGTTCGGGCGAGTGGGGAGTTCCAGAGACTGCATACATTCTTTAGGAGTGCGTACGGAAGAGACATCCATGAGAAAAGACTTGCGCAGACGTTGCTGTATTCAATAGAAAGAACACTGCGCAATCCAAAGACTAACGCAATCATGTACAGTACTGGCGGTTTCGTTAGTCGCGAAGGAAGACTTCCAACACCAGCAGACGATGGGTATGTAGTTCTGTATCGTGGAGATTCACTGATTCGTGACACTCCACTTGGTATCATAAGCGATTTCAAACTAACCAGGAGGAAGTAATGTATCTGTATCTCGATATCGAAACTGTTGCAGATGGAAAGATCCGTCCCGAACTCCTCAACGATATGCTCGATCGAGTGAAGGGGACAACGAGAACGTCGGCTGAAGACAAGCAGGCGAAGCTTGTTTCATCGTTCTCGTTCATGCCACTGACCAATCAGGTTATCTGTGTCGGCATCTCCACAGATAAAGATGATAGTGTTAAGTGCATCATGAGCAAAGACGAAGGTGAGGTGATTCGTGAACTTGCGGTGGAACTCGAACGTTTGCAGAATATGTACTTCGAGCCCATCCACTCGATCGTCACCTACAACGGGAAGTCGTTCGACATTCCTGTTCTCATGGTGAAGTGCATGAAGCATGGAGTGCACATCCCTTGTATCGTCAGCGCCTTCCTCGAGAGCAAGTATCGCGCCGAGAAGAACGTGGATATGCGAGATATTCTCACGTCCTGGGGTGAGGAACTCCGTGGAACACAGAAGCAATGGGGACTGTACTTCGGTCTCACTATCCCTGACAATGGAGATGGCTCCGAGATCCAGGGAATGTGGAACGAAGGGAAGTTCGACGAGATCCAGGCGAAGAACAATACAGACATCGACGTGCTGAAGGAACTCCATCAGCGCTGGCTCATCGCCACTGGCTGTATGCAATAACTAACCTGGAGGGGTGTGTCAGTCGCCATACTGGAAAGGAGATAAGGAGTCTCCACTCCCGAACCGGTTCAAGTCCGGACCACCCCTCTATTTTATTCATAAGGAGAGATACAATGGAACCGTGGAAAGAAGTATTGCTCGCACTCAATGAACAACAGCGCAAGGCGATCGAGGCTGCAATCACTCCAATGGACATCATGGAGGCGAACGAGAATCTGAACTCGTATCTTGCGGCACAGGTCGAACAACAACAGACCGAACTCGAGAACGAAAACGAAGATCCTGAATAATGCTTGACACCGACGAAGAGAAACGACGCTTTCTCGCGAGTGAGGAAATGTGGTCTGATCCAGATTATATGAAGTCTATGGATACAGCATATCACAGTTTTATGCAAGATAACTTCATTGAACTGTGGCGTCGTTTCTGTCGGAACTCAGACAATCAACGGAGCACTACAATGGCATACGATACTGACGCAGCGGCAAGACACATCGAAGATGATGGAGCAGATAACGACCGCTGTGAGTTCTGTGGTAGTCTCCTCTTCAAGAAAGAACTTGATGAGGATGGTAATGAGTTCGTAATCGAGTGTCGGAATGAAACTTGTCAGAACTATCTGAAGGATGTCTCGAAATGAAACGACTGCGTGATGTCCGTATGAAGTCCCTGTTGTCTGGAGCGAAGCCTTGCACGAAGTGTGGCGAGGCGAGATGGAAGACAATCTACAAGAACGAAATGTATGAGTGTCGTTCCTGCGGAGCAATCAGGAAGTTTGATAACGAACCTATGAAACGTGAGGTTCGAGAGGGGATGGAATAGTATGTATGACCCTATCATGGATCTATCCCAGGATAACTGTGGGAAGACAGTGAAGTGTCCTGAATGTGATGGAGCAGGACAGATTCTGGTTATGCATGAAGTTCCAGAACATGGCTGTCATGGAGACGAGAAGTTGTGTGCAACCTTATGTCCAGTTCGTGGGTATGTTGAGGACTATGAGGTATGTCCAACTTGCCACGGAGAAAAGGAGATAACGCGATGACTGAACTGTTGTGTATAGTAATTATCTTCATGCTTGCGAACATCGAGTGGGACGTTGATAGAATAAAAGAACGTACCAAGCAACTCATCGAAAACAGTGACTATCAGCGTGGGGTCACAACAACTAACACAAATCTTCCTGTACAATCAATCAGAAAATCTGGGAGACGATACAATGGATAACTGCAAAATGGACTGTTCACCCAAGAAACTTGCCGAGCGTCCGATCTATGACGAACTCGCAATTCGTGTAGTCGAGAACGGCTGGGAAGTATCTGCGATCATCAGAGATTCATTTGAAACCAGAAACGTCCACGTCTTCACTGACACGAAGGCACTTGGCAAACACCTTATCAAGTGGGCCGAGGAAGCACTTAAGGCTCGAATCGACAACAGAAAAAAGAGAGTGTAGCCATGTGCATTTACTGTGGCATCATATCTCGAGAAGAGGTCTGCACATTGTGTCAGTACTGGGTTGACCTCGAGCCAGTAATAAAGTCAACACACAAGGGTGAGGATGAGCGATACTATGTTATCGCCCAGCATCGTGTGTACACAGTGGAACCTGACTGGGAGGATTCTACTTCCAGAGGTGACGGCGGTAAGAAACACACTCTCCAGGACATAGCAACCAGGGAGGTCACTGTAACTACAAACCTCTGGTTCGTCGGAATTCTTCCGCCAGCGTTCTGGGAGAGATTACCTGACACTCATATCTTAGACCAAGGAGGTGATGAACCTATGAGGGAGTCTTGAGTATGATACTACTCGTAGTTATCATACTCGTACTCGCAGGGTTGTTCCCTGGGATTGAGTACATAATGCGGTTAATACAGAGAGCCAGGGGTGGCAAGTAACGCCACCCCTTTTTTATGCTCAGCACCTCGGACCTCGCTTCGTTCCCTTCTTCGTTCCCTTCGCCAAAGAGTATCACCTCCTTAGATAAAGATTGAAAGAACCTTGACGCTGACAGTAGTGGACGTACCGCAAGTGAGTGCGATACGGAGATACGGGAAGCGCAGACCAGACTCCGCTTCGAAGATCGTACCAACTGCACCACCAGCAAGCGTACCAAACTTGGAAGTGAATGCAGTTGCGTCGATGTTCTCATACGAAGAACCATCCATACTTCCCTGAAGAACTGCTGCATTCAACGCTGCAGATCCAGTGTTCTTGATGTAGATACGCATAGCCCTGATGTCACCTGCGTTCTGCATTTCAAGAACAGTGGTAGCAGTATTAGCAACTGCAACAGCATCTTTTGCAACGAGCCCAGTCAAAGCTTCCATCTGTTTCTCCTTATATTGAGGGTGCGGAGCCAGGGAACATCGGATACTCCCCAACTCCGCACCACCCGACGTGTTAGAACTTGATGACCTGAACCACGAACTTCAACTGACTCTCCTTCAGCGTTCCATTCCTGGTGACGTACACCGAGTCGGTGCCGGCGACATAGGCGTAGAGTGCCGAGGCGCTGTCAGCCGCAGCGTAGCCGTAGGGAAATGCCTTCACGATCGAGGTAGAAGTATTGACGCCAGGAACACTGACGAACTTCGAGGTAGCGGTGGTATCGAACGCAGAGGTGATCACAGTCCCGACAGTCAGAGCATTGTGGAAGTTCTGACGCAGAACAGTCTCGTTGTTCAGATCTCGGATGATACCTCCCGTCTGTGCTTCGGCGACGAGCGGCATAAACAAGAGCGCAACGAGTGCGATATACAGAAGATGTTTCATTGTACTTCTCCTTGTTAGGTTGTGGGTGATGGCTCCTCTTCCCAGAGGAGTTACAGCAATGGATTAGCTACAACAAGAACAACCTCGTCTCCCCTATTCAGTGCATACTCAACCTTAGCATACAACTTACCAAGTGCTATGGCCGAGTGCGATATTGTGTGAGGATCGACATAATCCCCAACCAGTATGCATCCTTCGGTATCATCGGCATCATTCCCTGCATGGATGCGGATACCGTCAAATAAAGGCACATTCTCTACGAGGAGCATCATTCGTCCGAACTTGGGGCTCATCGTAATCTTTACACGATAAGCCCTGTTCCCCCAGATGCACGTCTTCTTCTTGATCTTCTTCGGATATGGACGGATAGCATCTTCAAGAGTATCGCATTCAAAGAGACCGTCAACATACAGTTTGCCAGGCGTTGCTACTTCGTCAGCCTCTTTGCTTCGCAACAAGCAGAGCATCATACAAGAACTCCTATTGCAAATGAAAGAATAGCCGTTATGAGAATCACAACTGACAACATACCAAGATCAGTACGATACACTTCTACTTCGTATGGAACCTTAACAAAGATACTGTCACTGACTCTTGGGTATGTAACAGATGCTCGAGTCACAATTCCAAGTGGATACATCTTACTCGGAAGATTGTACAGAATATAAACTTGAGCATCACCAACTTTTGGATCGAGCACAACCGTCTTAAGTGACGGAGATTCATGTGTTGTATCTTCTGGTGTCGTATCATCTGCGACGAGACCAGTCGTAGGCTTGGGTATATAAGGTAGAAACAGGGTATCACGAACTTCCGTGGTATCATGAGTTACCTCTGATGCTGGAACCTGGGGAACTGGGGTGGGCTTTGACCACCACCCCAGTCCAAACCCAAGGACAGTCAGCATCAAGCAGAGTGCTATTACTGTCCATGACTTCATAGCGCGGGTCGCTTCCCGATGAACCAGGTAGCAATCGCCACGCAGAGAGCCATCAGCAGCTTGCCGATGTCTGCGCTTCCGCCAGCTGCCCAATCGTTGAAGGTGTCAATCACAACATAGACGAGCGGAATGAAGCCCATCACAGTCGTAATGCCATCCTTGAACTTCAGTGCAACTTCGCGTACCTTGACATACCACGGCATAGTGTACTCCTTTCTTTGGGTGATGAGTTATCCCTGCTTTAAGGCAGGGGGTACAGTAATTGGTTCTTGTGACTGGACGTGATGATTAACAGCTGCACATCCGACTTCAATGCGATGTAACTTGCTGATGATCTCATCACGAACAAGTAACATTATGCGATTGACTTCCTTGAATTCGGACTTATAGTTGTTTTCCATGTCACTCATTCTTTCGTCTTGGCTATCGAGACGCTGATCAGCTTTCTCGATATGGTTTTTGAGTTGAAGTTCCATGTCGTCTTTCAGTTTATCGAGTGCTTTATTGAGTGCACTCACCTTTTTAGTCTGGTCTCGCCAGATATAAACGACTAACGGAATCAGGATTGCCGTAACAAAAAGTATGATAATCTCAAGGGGAACGAACATAGAACTTACCTCTCAAGGTTATTTATTAGCGCTGAATTGAGCCGATATCATCTACTACTTGTCCGTTCTTCCACAGATAAATACCATCTCCAGCAGTCCACGAACGCGATGAGGACAGTGTAAGTGTATTGGTCGAGTAGTTAATTGCTGTAATGCCAACAGCATTAGTTGAACCGATCTTGATGCTGTCACCTACAACACCCATCGAACTCATACCCCACGCATCTCGGAAATAGTAAGCATCACCAACAAGACATGATGTCGAGTTTGCAGTTGCTGATGTTGTTGTCAAAGCGACAGCATGATTAATCAGTGGGCTTCCAGATGCTGGTTTGAAATCATACAGCGTATGATTACCAGTCGGATTGTTAGGAACTGATTCAAACTGCGGAGCAACCTCATACGAGTTTGCATCCTTTCCGAGAACACCAGTTCCACTGAAGTGCTGTTGCCATGCCGTAAGACCAGTCAATGTCTGCCACGCACCAGAAGCATATTGCGAGAACAGTGGAGATCCTCCATTCTTGTAGTACAAGTTTCCGTCAATATCAAGTGCACTCGTTGTTGCTGACGACTGAACGCACATATAGCCATTGACGAAAGCGTTATTCTTAATAGCGTTATCTCGCTCTACCTGCCAGTGTGTAATATCAGCGTTGGTAGCAGATGTTGCCGTATAGTTTCGTACGTCATATACTGATGTATTGTGGAAGTACTTCCATCCTCTCCACAGATTAGAACCATTTGAGCTTGGGTTGGAATAGAACGTATTGAATCTTGAGATAACGTTCTGTGTTCCTTCTCCAGCACCAACTTCAAATGCGCCACCACTCAACGAGTTGGCAACATACCAGCCATCATCGAGACCTGAGATACGATAGAAATAATTGTCTTCAATCATGATGTGACCTGACGCCTTAAGGTCAACAGCATTTTCTGCTTGGTCTCTAAAGATATTCTTTCGAACAAGACTCTTGTAGTGTCTTACCATAAGTCGTTCGGTAGCGTTCTTGAAGTTTGGCTGCCACTGAATGGCATCCTCACCCCACGATGTCCCGAAGATATTATTCTCGATGAGTATTCCAGGTGTAGCGTATCCAGGGAGAATTGTCTCATTTGTCGGACTATCCTCTTCACCAGGCCAGCCAATGATAATATGACACCAGGCTGCGAGGTCGAAGTTATTGTACTTCGCCCAGAAGAATGTTGTGTCTGCTGTCTTTGGATTGAGCACAACAGCCAGAGACCAACCATAGAAATAGTTGCCCTCGAGTGTAATGTGATCAGGCTTCCATGCAGACATGAGTCTCATCTCGACATATCTGAACGAGGCGTTATCAACCTGCTGAAGTCTTTGCTGGAAACTACAATACTCAAAGACCGTATTCGTCCAGCCGTTCATATCTATATGATATGTACTCTGCGTATACAGTCTATTGACAACAAAGTCAATACCCTGGATTCTGACGTTACTGATGTTTGAACCAGTCATAAATGACTTAGCGCCTGATGTGGTACCAGTTACCACAACGTGCTGTCGTCCATAACTTGCAATCGTAATACCAGATTTCATTGCAAGTGACTCATTGTATGTACCCTGCTTAACAATCACAGTATCGCCAGAGGATGCAGCATTGATACCAGCCTGGATTGTTCTGAATGGGAATGCCTGAAGTCCATTACCACCCGCTGTAGCAGCACTGTCAACCCACTTCAGATGTGCGCCACCACTGGTGATTGAGTCTGCATATGCGTATCCATATCCTCCATGCCAACCAGCCGTATCAATTGGAGATGGTGCTCCACCGACCGGAATTGAGCTACTTGCAACATTGGAGAGCGCAGATACGTTGCCACTTGAGTCGATAGAACGAACCACAAAGTAAAGTGTACCACTCGGAAGACCGGTAAGATATACGGTCTGATGAACTCCGGACGCCAATGGAGGTGGAACACCGGTAGTATGAATACTATTATCCCAGGAGGTAGTCGTACTTACGGTCGTTCCTGCGGATAATGCAATAGCTGCAGCAGCGTAGTCCTCGCCATTCCCAAGATAATCAAGAGTCATATTCACGGTGCCAGAGATACCATTTCTATAGCTCGATGCACCGGTATACTCTGTTACATTAGCATAGTCAATCCACCCCTGAGTCTGACCATCGCCCCAGAGTGCCGAGGTAATATCAGGATCAAGTGAATGCATGTCTATGATGAGTTCATTCGATACCGAGTTCGAGATGGTTGCAAAGGATAAGGGCCAGGCAACGCCACCCTGTCCATCCGAAGTTCTGTATGCTGATACTCCAGTTACCCTGTACAATCCATAAGATACATATGGAGTTCCAGAAAAATTAAATGTAACCGTATGAGTTCCAGCGCCAGGAGATGCATACGTATAGATATATGCACCAAAGTTGGACGCTTCACGATATCCTATCGAACGAAGGGTAAAGTCATTACCTGCAGTTGTTACAGATGTAACGCCCCAGAGCGACCACATATATCCACCAGCCACAGCAACGATCATCTCACCTGAACTTCCATCACAGGTAATATCGAGTGTATGTGTTGTAGCACCTATTGCACCAGAATGTACTATCTGTTGAACCGTCACAGTGGCTGGCGCAGTACCACTGTCTCCATACTCGGTAATCGAACTCGTTGAGTATCGAATATCATAAGATGTAGGCGAACCTGGATTAGCCGTAGGAACTGTGAATGACAGTGTCGCAGAACCTGGACCAGTAGTATCAATAGCAAGGTCTGTGATAGCGGCTGGAGCCACAATGTCAGGCGGAGGAGGCGGAGGAACAACAACAGTTGTATCTGGTACCGTTGTAGTTGTATCGGGAGTAGTGCCAGTACCATCGTTTCCAGTCAGTCCAAGCGACGCCATCTTGTCGGGGAACCTATACCCCATGATATAGTTGTTATTGAGTGTCCACAACTTGTACAGGTACACGGAACGTCCCTCAACAGTCGTAACTGAACTGTTGACAGATGCGCCATTCCAGTCTATTGTTACTGGAGACGTTTCAAGATTCGCAACGAAGACGTCGATCGAACGTCCAGGCATTACGTTCTTGAATCGTGCAAGTGGCGTAGTTCCGACAGTCCAATAGAATCTGTCAGACTTACCCCAATCAATAGTGTCAGACGGATTAACCGTCAGCATTGTTGACTTGATGACTGGAGTACTGACTGAATCACGGAAGACTCCTTTTCGTGCTCGGGTAACAGTCTGCCCAAGTGAGCAAGCAGTCATAACGACCGCCAGTACAAAACAAAGAAATGTTCTCATTATGACTCCTTAGTTATTGTGCAGTATATGTGAATGAATCTACCGTTGTAGTAAATGCTGGCGTAGAACCACCTCCTGCGTTACCCACAATTACACCTATTTGATTTATAGTTCCCGTCCAGACTAAAGTCCCAGCCGTAGTCCATGAAGAACCATCACTACCATACTTAAAAGTATAGGTAGTACCATTCTTTTCGAGACGCAGATAGTACGGTTGCGTAGTGACACTTGAAGCACTCCAGAGTTCTCCGGTATAAGTGCCAGCATCAATATGAGATATGTCAATATACTGAGTAGTATTAACATCATAGACTATATCCCACCTGATGCCATTGTTGTTATCAGTTCCAGCGGTAAGTCCATGAAACTGATAACCGGCAGTCATTGTCGTAGTAAACTTTGCTTCAATGATCCAGTTTGTGGAACCAGTATATGTCTGACGAATACGACAGGCATTATCAATACCTGTATACCAATCGTGATCAGTTCCACCGGTTACTGCAACCGTCAATACTCCACTACCAACAGTTACTGTGGCAGCACTTGATGGATCATACTCAACCCATTTCGAAGCAAGTGAACTACCAGAAAAATCATCAGAGTATTGTGGAGAAATAATATAAAATGGTGCAAGTATCTGCAATAAAATTGCAAGTATCATGGCACTCTCCACCAGTAGAATGTCTGCCCACTTGTGCCACTGGCTGGTCTATATACTACAAGACTATCAGTCTTAGCAATTGCTCCCATTCGCGTATCAACTGCAGATGGAGGGGTTGTTCCTCCAATATATGTCTGCAAAAAATATCTATCTGTTGTTTTTGCTCCAGCAATATAAACTGCAACCCTTGTTCCAGTTGTAGTAAAGGCTGCAGATCCACTACGATTCTTCTGTCGCGTGATAACTATTTTGTTTGCTTGAACAGATAGTACACATGCAGTTGAGTCTCCGATAGATAAACCAGTAGAATCAAATCCCGCAAGTTCTATGTGCTTATACTTAAGTGAATCAGTAACAAAGGTAACTACCGTTCGCTTTGTTGGTCCAAGATCACGTCCAAGTGTATCAAGAATCTTACCGTTAAGTGAATCTGCGTTTTGACCATCAGACGCACCACCACCTGTTCCAAGACTATCGGTTCCCCAGTAACCAGCACCAGCAACTACACTATACTTATAAACCTTACCTTCTGCCGCTGTCCCAAGAGCTTTACTCTGATATCGAACGTCAGAATATGTGCGAGCATTTGCACTATCCTGTGAAGTCATTGCCTTATATCCACCAATAGTTAAGGCGTGGTCGTAACCAACAGTAAGAGTATCAAAATTATTAGTGCCAGCATGATTTACTATAGTACCATTTGTTGTCAATGAGAATAGTGTCTTCGCTCCACCGGTATAACTATATCTATAAAGAGTAATTGTTCCATTACTCTGATAACTAAATCTTGCATATCCAAGCGTGTTCTCCCAGTACGTACTCTTTGCACCTGTCTGAGTACTACCACCGATAGTATCAGCATTAATCGCTTGAGTAGTTCCGAAGTATCCATACATAAATGGTGAGGCAAATGTACCGAGACTGTACGTAAGACCAGCGCTAGGAACAATATCTCTTGATGTAAGTGTACCAGTAAGCGTACCGCCTCCAAGTGGCAGATACCCAGCAAGAGCTAAGTCAAGACGAGTCTTTGTCATGAGCCAACTTAACGAATCTGAATAGTTGACTTTCTCCTGTACCTGTGCCTTGGTGTAATTGAGTGCAGTAGAATCCCAACCAATAGTCACAGAACCACTCGATCCACCACCGGTAATAGGAGCAGTTACGCCTACGTTAGAAATGTCGCCAGTCTCCGTTGTAAGATAGTTCTTGGCGTTAATGTCTGCCCAGGTAGGAAGCCAACTGTTAGAGTCGGAATAAGCAACCTTTGCGATAATAAGACTCTTCACATAGACAAGTGCCCACGATGTATCTGGACGTTTGAAGTTACCAACAGAATCTTGAAGTACGAGATAATCGTTTGCTCTGGCTGATGCACTATCACCAATCATTCCGGCAGCAGTTGCAGCACTAATTCCTCCACCTATTCCAGTGGCAGTCCAAATCTTAGTCCCATCCGAGAACTCGAGTGTATCGAGAACCTTGACAGTCGTCCCATCAAGTTTACGAACTACCCGCACCCAGAGTGTATCGAGTGATTGCTGAGCAAACACTATCTCTGGAACAATAAACAGTAGAAGACTAAGAAGGTATCGCATAACAGATGATCTCCACTGTGCAATCATTCTCAACAGGGATAACAGTAACGTAGTCTTGAGTTTTAGTTCTCTTGTAGCCTACATTACGAAATCCTCCACCATCACCCTTGGTGCAAGATACGTGACAGGTATAAAGATTAACTCCAGTATATGGAGTAGTAAACGTGAATGTTACTCCAGTACTGTTGTTTACTCCGGTGGCAACCTTAAACTGTGGATTGAAGATAGTTCCACCAGTACCACCTTCTCCCGTTGTGACACCACCAGTACCAGTACCACTTACAACTGTAATAGTTTGAGATGTAGTGTTGACCGACAAACTATCAAGCTTCTTTTTGTCATCAGCACTAATCATCCCAGCCTGTGTAGTACTTGCAAGACGATGTCCACCATCTACTCCATGTTCCTGTTGGAGTATATCTTCCAGTGCCTGAAATACTTCAAGAAGATTTTCAGGAACCTTAACAGAATTGAAGTATTTAAGCTTCGTAGACATTGTCGTCTGGATCGGTCTCGTCTTCATTGAATGGATTATCGTAGACGTTTCCGTCTATCTCGTTCTGACGCTTACGAGCAATCTCAAGAAGTGTCGGACCGACTGGCTCTTTCTTTTCTTCATTCTGTTCAGTTACTTCCATTTCTGATCCTCCTTCGGGAATGTCTCGGCACCAATCTCATTAATAATCTTGGTGGTGAGTTTCTCCGGAGCCTTACCAAGAAGTCTGTTTGGAGCACTAACATACCACGGAGCTATGCTGAATCCGAGTTTTGTCAGTTCTTCTGTTTTAAGAGGACGTCCATCATCTCTCGGGAAGAACCTGACGCCAATAGTCCCAGCCGGATTGAGAGGGTCAATTGGAATAGGGCTGACTTCCTTGAGTAAGTTATATGCAAACCTCTCGTAGAAATTATCGTCCTTCTCCTCTTCCATCTTTACGTCAGACCCAACCTGATCAGTATCATCATCCTTGAGTGCACTTTCAACCTGCTCATCAATCCATCTGTAAGCAGCACCAAAGACGCCACTGATAAGAGCGTTTGTTGCGAAGTAACGACCAAGTATCATTGTGCGTTGAGCACCACTTGGACGTTTCGCAAGTGACTTAATCTGAATGTTGAGTTCCTTTTCCTGCGAGTGCAAGAACTCAGAATATAACTTCATTGTCTGTCTGTCAAAACCAAGATCCTTGTCCTGCTTAAGTGCGGCATCAATTGCCTTACGTTCAATCTCAACCTCACGCAAAAGTTCAACAGGAATAACCTCACCCTCTTCTCCACGACGGAGAATAGTGTAAGCATTAGCACCCTTCGAACCAGACTGTCGTCCAGGCATATGTTCCATAAACATCTGGAACTGACGGAACTTAAACTGTGTAAACGCAAGAATCAGTCTTCCCCACCTATTATCATAGGCGTGAGCTCGCATAGCGGGAAGTGTAGACACCTGTGTCTCGGCAGTCAGAAGTCCAGCTTTCTGCATGATACGCTCAAAGCGTTCCTTGTTTCCAAGAACGTCATTAATTGCAGAAAGACGCTGGGACTGAAGGTCTCCACGTCCATCATACTTCTTCAATGCTTCAGCATACTCAGGAGTACGCATCGCAAGGTCATACATATTACCAAGAAGTACGTCCTTCCAGTTCTTAATTTCAGAAGCAGCGAACCAGTCGTACTTATTGAAGGCGCGAGTAAGTACACCTTCACGCTTCGCAAGTTCAGTACGCAAAGATTCACCAATCATCTGATCGACAGACTCGGGAATGAATCGAGATGTCTCTTCAAGAAACTTTGCTATGTTAGGATGGTCAATACCAAGATCTCCAGACAATCCGAGTTCATGAGTAAGACCCTTCTTGTACGCACCCTTACGTGTGGACAAGAACAAGTCGTTAGCCTCAGGACTCCAGTTAGCTCGAGCAAGATGAATCTGCAACCTATTCTGGAACTTATTCTTGAGCGAGTAACTGATAACAGAACGCATGAAGTTGATATTTGCTTTCTGAAGCGTATCGTATGCCCAGCCAGAATCAGACTTCCTGAAGATCGAGTCACGATAGTAATTAATCAGTTCAGACATACCACGTATCGGTTCAGTAAGTCTTCCGCCAACACCAACTCGACGCTGAAGTGACGGAGCAAGTTTGGAACGGAAACCTTCGTTCCTATTGTACAACCAGTCGATAGCGTCGGTATATGCGAGTTGACGATTCACCTGAGATGCATACTGATCAAGTACATCAAGCGCATTAGTATCCCAACTTTTGAGTGCATCTCTGCGCTCAAGAAGATTTGCAGCATCAGCGTCAATCTTGGAATACAGTCGTGCAATACCTATATCATCAACATGAGCTTCACCCGCAAGTTTCTTGCGAAGTGCAGCTTCCATACCACTCATCTTGGACATATGTGGGAAGTAGTTATCGAGAGTCTCGATACCGGCTTCCTTAAGAAGTCCACGATAGTAGTCCAAGAACTGCTTTGCCTTATCATAGAACATCTTGGCTTCGGGACTGCTTCCAAGTATTTCGGCAGCTTTGTCCTGATGTTCAAGTGCATCAGCAACTTGACGAGCAATTCTCGTGAACTCAATAGTACGTCCATCCTTGCGCATCTGATCACGAAGAACGCGAATGTCAGCAAGAAGAACTCTGCGCTCATTGTCAAGAATTCTGAACCGAGCATCAGCATCATGTAACTTCGTAACAGCCTCAGCTCCAGCGTAACCAAGTTCCCTGGTTATCTTTGCAAGCTTCGAATAGAAATACGAAAGACGCTGACTCTTGGTAACATCAGCAACTGCATCTGAGAAGTACTCCGCAAGCTTTGGACGAAGTTCTTGCAACTGTTCGGCGGTAAGTCCTGAGCGCAGAAGACGTTCAGTAATCTGTTCCTGAATCTTTGCCTGATACGTAAGGTCTCTGAATGCTTGAAGGTTCTTCATTTCCTCCGGCATCAGAAGTTCAGCACTCTTCACATCATAGTGAAGCTTACGTCCAACTGAGTTGGCTACCGCATATAACTGTGAACGAGTCTTCTGCGAAAGATTCTTATAGTTCGGGTCACTCTGAATCGCCTTCATGATACCGTCACGAATAGCAGCCTGACGTTTACCTGCAGGAAGAACCTTATCTCTGATCATCTTAGCAACTTCAGCACCCACCTGTTTGATGAGTGGCTGAATACCAGCGACAGTTGCTTCAAACTCTTTGCTCAATCCAAGTTTATTTGTCTTCGCAGAGATTGTTGCATCAACCTCTGGAGTAGGATTGGAGAGTTTCTCGATCGCCTCAGCGGAAGCCGTAACAGATTTAGAAGGCGGCTTCGGCTCAAGACTCTGAAGTACAATGTCACTGTCATTAAGATAATTTTTAACAGAGTACTTCTTTCCATCGACAGTAACAAAGTCGCCCTCTTTTACAGAAGGTTCACCCTTCTCAAAGAGACCAGGTTCACTAAAAGATGTCTTTCGCTCACCCTTAGGAAGTGAACGAGTCACACCTTTGCGAGTAACAGATGTAATGTCCTGAAGAGAAACAGATCTTGTTTCAAATTCAGGAGAAACAGTTGCTTTAACAGAATCTGATGAATTACTATCTCCAGTAATTCGTTTTGAAGAAGTTGGAGTAACAATGGCTCCAGATTGCTGAGATTCAATATCTTTTATTTCAGCACGTATTTCTTCGAGTCTACCACGCATACCTTCAATTCTCATATTGGCGCGAGTAGTCTCTGGCACCTCCGCAATATCTCCAACGGCGCGCTGAGTATAATACTTACCATCTGGTCCAACTACCCCACTATCTACTACTTGGTCATAATCAAAAGTATCTCGATCAATACCTTTTTCTTGAAGGTATCGTTCAAGTGCATCAGTATGCATTCCCCTATCAGTATAAGATATAGTTCCGTCAGCAAGTTTTACTGCCGGACGATAGATGTTATCATTGAACGGAGCAGTTACCTGTATCCCAGTATTTTCATAAGCACTAAGACCACCAGGCTGCTCATCAATAGACTCATTAACTATGCCATTGCCTTCTTCTTCTTTAATTCTTCTCTCAAGAAATTCGGCATTCTTTTTGAGTTGCAATAATGCAGACTGATCTGTTCCAGAAACTTCAAACGTAGTAATAGGTTTGAACCTGTCGAGATTCAGATACCCATTATCTACATAGTAGTTGTAGGCAAGAGCCTTTGCCTCACCAAGAGTGTTAGCAAGTACAGCCGAACCGTCGGGACGAGTGACGACAAAAGCCGTCTTGTTCTTACCACCTTCCTTCTTCTTGGGGGCAAGAACTTCAATGTAACTCGTTGCATCACCAGGTCCATACGCAAGTACGCCAGGTTTCTCGTGACGGAAATGCCAGTCATCTTTTACAACTCTGTCGATAACCTTATGCAACTGAGACATCTCAGTTTCACCATAAAACTTGGCTTCGCCAGGCGTAAGGTTGAGACGTCCCTCTTTCCAGGCACGATATCGAGCGGCAGAATATCCTGCACCACCCGCAACTTTATGGGCACCTTTGGCTACGAGTGCCTGAACCGTAAGATCGACAAGCTCGCCAATCGCAAGTATAGTTGGGTCAACACCATAGTTACCAACAGACTTCTTCTCCTTGTCGCTGAGTTTGAAATACTTTTCAGCAAGAGACGTACCAGGAGCGAGTACGAACTTCATGATGTTCTGGAAGTCTTCGTTCGGAATCTGCTCAGCAAGTTTCAATCCAGAGTTGAAGACTTGCAGAGTTGTTGAGATAGGCGTAATTGCAGATGCGCCCATCTTTGCAAATGCAGCAAGACCACGAACTTTATACTGTGCGCTATCCTCAGTAATACGACCAGCGCGTACATCTTCGTACATATTGTTAATTTCTTTTACACCCCGCAGAATCCCATCATTCATAGACTTCATAATGAAGAACGGATTAAAGGGATGAGGCATTCCAAGTACACCGAGACTACGTTCACCAGTGACAGGATCAATCTCCCCAACAAACTCACGCATACCCTTGAGTCTGGGGTCTTCGGTCTGGATGGAGGTCTGCTCTGATAACAGTCGCATCAGATGAGTATTAAGCATCTGATTGCGCAGAGCCTCTACATCCTTCTCCATATTAGGATTAGGCGGAAGTTCTGATCTATCGCCAACGGCAGTGACACCTTCTTCATCAATGAAGATGCGGGCAGGTTTTCCGGTATCTGGGTTGCGGTCGTACAAGAACTCGGGAACGACCCCCGCGCTGTATTTTGTGGGGATTCCGTGTCGCTTTCGCAATTTTTCAGGCAGTTCTGTGGATATTTTCATATCCTCAAAACTGGGTGCGGGAACACCATCAATCTCAGAAACAGCGACTATATTATCATAGACTGCTTGCTGTCCCTCCTCTGAATCAAAGTAGCCGTAGAACTCCTCTCTCGATGGCATTGACTCACCGAATTTAGGAGCGAGAAACTCGTAGACCTGCTGACGATTCTCTTGCCACGCCTCTAACTTAGGAGCCTGGACGCTTGAACTGGAGCCCTGTTCCTCCGGTAGGAGTACCGGTGGCTTTAGGGGCTCCTGGCTTCTGAGCTGGGGCTGGGGCTGGTTGAGGTTTCCCGACGCCTGGCTTATCTGTCTTGACTGATCCAGTTGATTGAGAGCCATTGTTCTTCTTCCACTCTAGCAGGGTTTCAAGTGAAATCTCGTTTTGCGTGTAAGCATCAATGTACTTAATCAGTACATCATTCTGAAGCTTAGAACGAAGATCGTAGTATGCAGTGGGGTCAGTTTTCCTAAGCGATACAATCTCATCCCACGACTTCGGAGGAGAAGAAATCCCCACTGCAATAAAGATATCCTTAAGCCATGTTGTTGACTTCGGACCGAGATCTCGAGCACGTTTCTCAAGTCCATTGTTAGCGGCTCGAAACTCAGCGATAAGCCCATCGAGATTCTTGGAGTTCGGAGCGCCGAGATCAGTTGGCTTGTCAACCCCAACAGTATAGATATTAGGGATAACAATGTTCTTGGCTTCGTTGGGTGAGCCTCCACCATTACCTGCATAGACTCCACCGACAGACTGCTTGACTTCCCGATCCTTGGTCATAGGCTCGTTATCAACAACTACGAGCTCGTTTGTATTCGGATCTCGAGCAACCAACTTCTGACTTGTCACATCAGAAATTGCGCCAGCACTGTTCATCAAACGTCTGGTCGTAGACTTGAGTCCCTCATATATCTGAGTCTCGGCTTCGGTCGGGTTAGTCCAGATATACTTATTGTTGCCTGGACGATTCGGCATTTCCGCAACCTTGGTAGCAGATGTTGCGTCAGGGGATGCGTTGAATCTACCGGAACCAGGCGACAGATCGAACTGACGAGACATCTGAATATCAGACATAGCCTTCGTAAGTCCGAGACCCTGCTGTGCTCCGGCAAGACCCTGCTGACCCTCAGGAGTAGTGTTCAAGAATCGGAGAAGAGATATGTTCTCAGGTTGCATGAATGCAAAGGGGTCACGTGACTTGGCAACACCAGAGAAGACCTGAGTAACAGCCTCATCCGCCTCACGTTGACGACGAGCTTCACCCAGACTCCTTCCAATCTCGATAAGACCCTTGGTGATGTTAGCACCATAATCGAGTGTTTTCAGATCATCGAGGAGAGCCATTATTCACCCAATCAAGCATTGTTGGTTCTGCTTTGGTTTTCGTGAAGTCAAAATCACTCTTCTTCTTTACCGGAAGAGCAACGCCACCTGTCGCAGTAACACCTGGAGTAACTTTGGCGTTAGGTTTCTGTGCTCCCCACCATCCGAGACCCTGAGAACCACCCATACCTACAACACCACCTGCGACATTAGTGACGGTGCTGAGACCTGCAAGCAAGTCACCGAAGCCTGTCGTGTTCTTCATGTTCCCAACACCAAGGTTGAGAACTTGTCCAAGACTGTTGAGTGTCTGTTGAAGAGCAGCAATGTCTATGTTGGACAAGGACTCACTGGTACGTTCTGCTATCTGGGCGTTGTTCTTCCCGATCGCAGAAGTCGTTCCAGTTCCCAGTCCCATTGAAGCAGACTGTGAAAGCAGGTCGGCAGTGTTGGTAGCCATCGTGCGAGCAGCATTGCTCTCAACACCGGTCTTCGCAAGCTTAGCACTTGAGTTGATCTTGTTTTCCCAGCCCTGCGGAAGTCTGCCTCCCATAGCAAGATCGGCAAGTGTGCCAGCCGTATCTTCTTTAGGCGAGTTAAAGAAGTTACCCATGTCACTCCTTCTTCAGTATGGTATAGTCTATTGAATCTACACGAGAGAACCCAGACCGAACTGCTTCAGCATTCAACTTGTCGTTGTCAGCCGGAATGTGGATGAGTTGAGTTTCATACCCAAGAGCACTCAATGCACCTTCCATACGAGCATGAAGCTTAACAGATGCTGTAGGATTGATGCAGACAAACGGCTCGATGAGTGCACAATGATGAGCAAACACAAAGCCGATCAACTCACCCTCATCTCCAACTGCAACGAACCCGATAAGAGGTTTCTTTGTAGTTTCATAGACGATGCCCTGACGCTTGCAGAGCTCTATGATTTTAGGAATGTCCTCACTTTGGACACGACGATAAGTCATGATAGTACCTGTTTGACAGAACCTGATTTACCAGTTGTTTTAATTAGTGTTCCAATCTGCTGGATTGTGAACAGTGCTGACACAAAGAATGAACTGCTGATAGCCCATCGACTTAGTGGCTTGCGAACATGAACAGTTGACTCAAGGCGACCGAAGGTTATCGGTATCCTCTTAATACGAGAAGACCCATCGTAGATATTCAGATTGAAAGTGTCAGTCGCTGGCGCACCAAGATAATCATCAGATATACCGGTGTTCTTGAGTGTTGCCTTTACAAAGCCACCATCTATAAATACGGCAGTTCCGATAGACTCATCGCTCTCAACTGGATTGCTCTTGAAGTAACAGTACGTATTGATTTCAGTAGCAACAGCACTCACAATCGCCCTATTTGTCTCGAGACCGTTTGCTCTTGGGAACTCATAGATACGACAACGAACAGGATCGAAGTTCAAAGAGTCTTCAACAAGAATCATGCGACTCGTCAATAAGTTCTGGAATGCATATACAAAGTAACAACTTCCAGTCATTGATGCATGAGCGGGTCGAGTATCATCGGGAGCATATACACCTGATGGAATTCTGAAGTCTTCCTGACGCCATGCTCCAGTCGGAATATGCAGTGCCCATAACCTATAGGTTGACTTGTCGGACTGTGTGTAGAACTGGAAATACACAGAATCACTAAACGTATCAAACCAGGCTCGACAGGTTTCCTTGAGTGTCTGTGAGTATTTCGCATACTCTTCAGACCACTCGCCATTTACAGAATCAGTCTTGAAACCGTCAGTAACACGAAGATCAGTTTGTGTTGCAAACGCAAGGTAATCACCAGTATTGACGAGTCCATAAACACTCGACAATCCGCGATTTCTCGAGATAACATTGATACGCCCACCAGATGAAAGCGCATCAATATCAACTGATCCAAACGAGTTACGCTTGAATACGACGAGCTTGCGACCGATAACTGACATCCTAATAATATCGCCAGAACACTCGTTATCAAGCGTATAGGCGGCATTATCTATGATTGATGTCTCGTATCCATTTACTCCAATAGCAGAATAGTAAATGTTCTGCTTGTTCTCATCAGACACAACATAAGATCTGTTGTTAGCCCTGACGAATGAGGAGACAGTCTGAATCAGTGTTGCACCAGAGAATCTGTTGTTCCTATCTTCATACAGAGCTCCAGTATTAATCTCGTTACCGACATGGAGGATAATCTTCTTCTTGTCACGAGCACCTGTAGCATCTGTTGTCCAGTCAGCATTGATGTCAACAGTTGAACACAGTCTCCATATCCATACTCCAGCAACTTGTTTACCACCCCAGATACGAATAGCAGTTATCCTGCGATTGATCTGAGTGGCATATGGAGTAGATACTTCAAGACGAATATACTTGCCATTCACACCCTTAATGAGGGTAGCGTCCTGATATGTGAGAAGACTTGAATGCTCAGTTCCGTATGGCTCAGTGTACAAGAGTGGGGTCTCGTTGACACCATCGAGTATGATGCTCATGTTCAGAGCATAGATAGTATCTTCAGTTGCACCACTTGTTGCTACCGTATTAACTATAGTATCAATAACTGATTTCTCATAGTTAAATACGGCAGAGATATTGTTAATCCTCATCCTGTATTCAGGATCTGCGCCAGGATTGAAGCCTATAATCTTGACAGCAAGAACCTTGGTTGCATCACCAAGCGTCTTGATGTAAGTCTGTGGAACAGAGAAGTTAACAGTTCCAGCCTTCCAGGTAAGGTCTCCATCAGCAGCATGATAGTACTCGAAGTACTTACGTTCCGAGTACACAGATGTGAAGGTTCCATCCACAGTATCGTAGAAACCGACCTGAGCATCAAACTCAACTGTGTTGATGCCTGTGCCATCAAACACTCGATCTCGGTTATACAGTTCACCTATAATGGTGAAGTCAGCATAACCATTATCCTTGAGTGTGTATGCAAATGTAGGTCTAGATAACTGTACGATGAACGACTTGTTGTGAATAGCCGCTGGAGTACCTGCTGTGAAATACGTAGCAGTATTTCCATCAGACAACTTGGCTATATCAACAGTACCTCCATCATTGTCTACCCATGCAGAAGATTCGTTGAGTAGTAATACAGATGGAGAAGATGTGTACCGAAGTGATGTAGTTGGGCTCGTATCGAGAACAGCAGTTCTGATATGATGCACATTAGATCTGAATGCACCTCTGTCGAACTTCTCGGCAAGCGAAGTCACATACAAGCCATTGTATGTAAACTCGTTACCAAAGTACTTACGATTCGAGATATACCCAACCCAGGGGGTTTGATTGGTACTGACAATCTTTATACCAGTCACAATCCTGTTATTAAGATTGTCGATAACATCAAGTGACGGATATGCGTCAGTGAGTATCGAGAATGTTTGGTCACCAAGAATATCAGACCTATAGAACACAAGTTCGTCGTTTACCTGCCATTCAGCCTTGGGAGCCCTATTTACAGTTATCTCCTTTGTCAAGGCATTATAAGCAGTAACAACAAGATACTCGCCCGACGGCGTTGACTCAACATCTCGTACAACAATGAGTCCAACTGGAGAGTCAATCGAATCACTGAGAATGAACTTGGTAGTTGATACTACGGTATCAATCGTGAGGTCAAGCACTCTTGATGTAGCATCCTTCAGTACGTGGTCTCCATCGTCATAGTAGATGCCATTGGAGAACACGAAGATTCTGCGATGAAGAGTGCCCTGGAATACGGCATCTCCAGCACAGATGAAGTTTGGTCCGAGATCGAAGGTATCGTTGGGAAAGATAGATATTCCACTACGATTCGTGAGACCACCAGCGACTCGATCGGAACGAAGATTGAGAAGCTCCGCAAAGGTTATATGCGGAGGGATGGCAGGACCTTTGGAGATTCCACCAAACTTCTCGAATATCATCTTCCCAGAGTTCATTCGCCTTCCATCAAGATCTGTTCTTCGTCAGCGAAGTTGTCAAACGGACTACCGACTTGCATAATGAGTGGAATGGTATCATCAAGGAAACTTGTGACATCTCTCCGAATCCTGAGTAACCGATTTTCCCACTCTGCCTTAGCTTCCTTGTACGGGTAGAAATAGGTCTTTGCCATATCAGGCGTGAGACCCTTCTTGTTGCGCGTAGCAAGAATATACATACGCTTCAGCGCAAGAACCGTAACTCCACCGACCAGATCCTCCTGATACGTATAGGTCGTTGGAACTTCATCATCCAGAGCAAGTGAATCAGGAAGTGGAAGTCTGTAGTACTTGATAACAAACCTGTCGCCAGTTACAGGGGTATGTGACCAGTATGCGACAAGTTTATTTTCATCTCGATGAATGGTATATGACTTGTAGTCACTTTCAAGATACGACGAATCTCCAAGAAGTGACGAGTCAATTTCCATATCATCTTCAGTACGCTCATACGCCTTTACACCAGACGTTGAGCCGACAGGATAATACTTCGCATAATAGATTGCGAGTATATCAGTTCCAACAATAGGAGGTCCGGCAGCATAGAGTGGCATATTGCGACTGCCATCACTCGTGAAGGTTGCTTCTCCCTTGACGGCGAAGGTGGTATAGCAGAACTCTCTGAAGGCACGTTCAAAGAATCTGCGATACTCGTCACGAGACATGAACTCAAAGCGTTCATCTCCCACTTCGTAAGCCGCTCTGTCAACAATCTGCTGGACTGTCATTTCTTCTCCTCAAGCTTGAACGGTGCAAGACGATATGCGTCTGCAAGGTACAGCTCGGAAACCTGAAACTCCTGCTTATCACGATAGTACTGTGATACAGCAAATGCAAGCAGTGTATTGAAGTGACGTTCATCAAGTGGAATATCAGTTCCACCTGCACCAGTAACAACTACAACATCGAATATCTTGATGATGTAGGAAAGACGAAGTCCTGAATAAGCAGCAACAGGAAGAATCGAAATCTGTGTGTTTTCAGGATAACAGTATGGCGAGGTTGTACTCGCCGAGAAGTTCGGGTTGATGTCGTTAATCAGTGCGTTCCACTCTTCGGGGGTTGCTCTGATAATCGGTGTTCCAAAGGTTTCTTCCCCAGTCTTCGGCTTTGAAAGCGCAACGAAGAATCCATAATCAGTGGGAAGACTTGTGATAATTCCAGTTCCTTCAGTCGCAACTGCGGCAGAGTACTTAAACATCGTCTGGAATGCTTGACGCAGCGTTGCCATATCGTCTTTATACTGCTGATACAGTAATGAGACATACTTGGCAAACGCTGCATTCAGGTACGCCGTACGGTCAGCGGCGAGTAGATCCTGACCATCCGTGGTCACAGATGCTACTTCGTCTCTGCACATAGCAGCGAACCTGAGGTGCAGTGTATTGAACTTGTCGGTAGCCATCAGAATATCGCTGGGGTTACTGTGGTATTCTCAGTGATTGCAGTGGCGATCGCTGCAACATCAAACGAGCAGGTAAGATAGATAACAATACCTGTCCGTGCCGGAAGAACATACGTGAGAAGTCGTCTTCCGACGAAGTTGATACTGTCCGAGATGTCTCCACGAATCAGTGACACCTCTTCAGGTGAATCGAGGTCAAAGTGAACAGAATACTCTTGGAGTATCCCATTCGCCTGCGTCTCGATAGCAAGTGAGACATCACTATCACTGGTGTTGTGATACCTGCCAAAGTAAATGACAGTATCACGTGCAACACCAGGCATCGAATCGAGATTTGACAAAAGTGCTCGCAACATGAGATACTCCTCGAGTTTAGTCCACGTAGGTACTGACGGTATCGTCGGAGATAGTAACACTATCGTCAACGAGATCCTCGCCAACACCAACGATGAGATACCGACACTCACCAGACAGTGGGACTGTGATAGTTGCCTTCTTCGTTCCAAGGTTCACAGTGCTATCAGCAATCGTCGGCAGAATGGTTGCGCCAGACGAACTGTTGAAAGCAACAGCGAACATCACTGTGATGCACTTGGTCTCGAGAGTGTAATCGTGAGCATCGGTGTCACTGTTGACCAGTTCACCAGAAAGCATCCGAAGACCAGGAGCAAACCCAGGATACGCAGACTGATTGCGAATAATCTGAGCCATCGCATTACTCCATGAGAAATGAAAAATTGGTGGGGAGTATTACCTCCCCACCTGGATGTGAGACGTCAGATTAGCTGACGTTGTACAGCTGGAAGTGCGCGTCCTTGAACGTACGCTTCAGACCGATAACGCCACGAATCTGGTGTTTGGTCTTCGTCTCGTCGTTCGCCTGCAGACCCTTTCCATTCGGTCCCTTGTCGATGTGAATATCGAGACCCTGGATATACATATACTGCAGGTAGCTGAGGTCGAGACCGTAGATCTCGTTGTCCGCACCAGTCGTGGACATCTCGAAATCAGGCAGGAGATGCAACTTCCCACCACCGGACGCCGTGAAGGTATGAACATCGAATCCGAGGTCATCGGACATCTGCTGATTGTAGCGCAGCTTGTCAGCGGCACTGTTTGCGAGGAGGGTGATGAAGCCGTACCCGCACAGACCGAACTTCACCTCAGAGCCATACATGAACCAGCCCTTGAGAACCGAGTTGAAGTAGGTCGAGGACAGCGGGCGACCAGCTGAGATGCGGTGATCAGTGTCGTTCGGAATCCACTCATCGACACCACCAGTGTACCACACGTTCTGGTTGTTGGCTCCAGTCTTCTTGTCCATGCGCCCATAGATGAAGGCGCGATCGACTCGACGAGCAAAGTCACGACGAGCGTTGCGAGCCTTACGCTGCCACTCGTTCTCGCCGAAGATGTCGGTCTTCGAGGCGATCTCGGTGATTTCGTAAGGAACCTTGAACTCCTGGATGTAGTTGTTCACCACAACCGGAGACTGCGAGAACGACGTCCTGCTGGGTCCGCCATCTTCCGAGGCTTCGCCAGAGTGATACAGCTTCGTGCCGCTGGGAATGGCAACTGCGCCGGCACCAGTGGAACCTACACCACGCCGAACAGTGATAGTCCCTGCGACAGAATCCACGGAGATGACATCGACGACTTCAGGTGATGCAGCAGCGACAGAACGAGTCGTACCCCAGCTGATCGGAGCCTTCGTGGTAGGGTTAATACCCATCCAGAGACCGCGAACGGCGAGTGTATCACCCGCCTGGAGCTGACCGGCTTCGTTCGTGTCGAGCGTGATGACAGTGTGGTTGTTGCCAGCAATCGTGATTGCTGTGGTCGTGAACTCGTACTTCCGGTATCCATCCTCGAAATGCTTCGGTTCAGGATCGCCGACTCCGACCTTGGTCAGCTTGGTGATGAGTGCATGAACAAACGCAGCGTGACCACGCTCGCGCCAGATGAAGAACTTCGACTTGTCTTTGTCGTACTTCCGCTGTTCAGTGAACAGGTCAGTAACGCCAAAGACTCCCGATTTCACAGTACCGAGTGCTTCAGCCATGATGAATTTCTCCTGAAAGAAAACGCACGATATTACACATCACCGAAGGTGTCGCTCAGTTCCTTCAAGTGTTCAGGCATCCCCTTGGCTTCACCGCCACCCATCAAGGCGACATTAGCGGGAAGCGCACCTGGTTTCTCGTGCTTTGCCTGCTTCAGGGCTTCGTCAACGGCTCGTTGGATTTCCCAGTCACGATATTTCAGCTTGGCAACCATAGTGTAGTCGAACTGAACACCGTTCGCCCACTCCACGATTTCCTTCTGAAACTGTTCCTCGGACAATCCATAGGTAGACATAACCTGTTTCTTTGACTCGTTGAATCTTTCCACTCGCTTCCGTTCGACATCAGTACGTTCCTGCTCAGCTCGTGCGACTGATCTCGCAAGTTCGGTCTGAAGTTCAAGTTCGCGGCGCTGTATTTTATATGAAGGAGACTCGGGGTTGAAGGCCTGCGACGGATCGTAGGTATCTAACTCATCTCCAAATTCAGAACGCAGCCGGTCAACAATCACCTTCCTCGAATCGAGCTGACTAGCAAGTTCCGGAAAATACCGAGCGACGAAAGCGAGTGGATTTTGATTCAACTCATCCAGGGCTACCTTTGCATCCTTTAGGGTCTGTAACTGTGTATCACGTTCCTGAAGGGATGATTTGAGCTCACTGATTTCAGTGTCCTTAGCAGACTGTATTGCAGACACTTCGGCTTGAGAAAAAATTCTCTCGCCGGCAGACGACTGTGCTTTAGCCGATGGGTCGCCCGCAAGTGAAGCCTTCGTTTGCAAATCCTCCTTCACAATCGCCTTGATGTCTCCAGCGATAGGTGGGACTGCAATCGGAGGCTTGTTGTCTTTTCCTTCAGGAGTATGGCTGTCTTCAGGCTTCTGCCCTGCCGGAGCATCGACCTTAGTGTCAGACACAGCACCTTCCTTGGCAGCACCAGCACCACCTGGTGAGGCGAGATAGTCGAACTCAGCATCGAACCTCGAGGGATCACCCTGAATAACTTCAGAATCAGGGACTGGATTCCTGTTGATTGTCTCCTGCGCTCCAGGCACTCCCGCACCAGCTGCTACCGATGATGTTGTCTCAGGCATTGACATCTCCACTTAGAGATTTACCAATTTCAGAAATCTCAGACAACTTAGTCTGAGCCGAACCCTGTATTGCTGTAAGGCGTTCGTTGAGTTGTGATTTGAATTGTGCAAGTTCTGTTTCTTGACGATACTTCATATTCGAGTTCTGAAGCATCCCGATCTCTTCGTCCTTCTTCTTCAGTGCTGCGGCAAGTTGTTCAACCTGTCCAGCAGCATCCTGCTCTTGCTGAATACCGGCAATAACACCTTCAGCATTCGGGAACTCCATGTACTTCAGAAGCATGGCGATAACCGTAGGCGTAGGCGGTATCGCCTTATTCATCAGCATATCGCGGATGAAAGCAGCCTTGATGAGACGGTCGGTTCCAAGATTTGGCTGAGTCATAATACGTACAGCATACTTGCCAATCTTGGTATTGTTCTTGATCTCAGAAACAACAGCATCCTTCACAACGGGATGATTGAGTACGATCGGTTTCTTCTCGCCATTCACTTCCATCATCGGAGAAGCGAGTGTTCCACTATCAAGATCAATGAACTCGAGAAGTTCCCCACGATTCGTATAGTTCTGAATGAACTGTACAACGACTTCGCCAAGTTTACCTACCTGTACATCGACTCGCCTGGCAAGTTCCTTAATGGGCTGAGACCCAAAATCTTGCAAAGACGCGAGTGTTGAGAATGTCTCAGGAGCACCCTTTGCATTGCCGAGTTGTGCATCGTAAGCGTTCGTCTCGAACTGTGCCTTCTGAATGAGGTCGCCCGAGAGCTGATAGAACGCATTGGGAAGTGAACCCGACTGCATGATTGTCGGCTTGCCGCCGTCGGGGAGACTTGCATCCGGCTCATATCCAAGGTATGCACCTGGAATGTTGGAGGTCTTCTGGAACTTGACTTTGTCCTTGACAGCATTGTTAGGTCCGATAACTCGGAAGTTGCCCTGAAGCATGGCATTGTGAATCATCAGACTGTATGTCTTGTTGATGGCTCGCTGGATACCTTCAATGAACTCCGTCTCACCAACTGCATCTTTGAAGGTGTCACCAACTTCGTCGATGAAGGAGATAATCGGATAGTCACGAAGATGCATCAGTCGTTCATCAACATCAAGTTGTCCGACAGAGATGCTTCTGTAGATATTCAGGTCACGCATCTCACGAAGGTCGATCTTCCCATCAACCTTCAGACGTTTCATCTCGTCAGCAAGAGCACGGCGTTCCTGTTCAACTTTGCCCTGGAGAGCTGACGTATAGAATGCAGTTGGGAGATCCCGAAGATGCTCACCCTGCTTCGGTTGAATCTCATAACGAGTAACGGGGAACTTGGAGTACCGATCGAGGATCTCGACCTCAATCAGTTTGTTTTGCTGCTGTGAACGCGAGATGCCGGTTGCTTCAGCAGCCTGTTCCTCGGTAAGACCGTATAGAACCTGAGCCCTGCGAACACCAGTCACTTTCCGAACTACGATATTCTCAGCATCGGAAAGATCGAACTCCTTCGCATTAGGATCAGGGTAGATGTATCTCCAACCAACGTGCTTGATGTTGACATCGAAGGTGGAGTTATCAAGGAAACTGGCGATGTCAACAATCAGGAATCCAAACCCTGTAATCAGCATATCCTTGAGTGCAAGGTTAAGCTGAATGTCGAGGTAATCAGCGTTCCACTTTCCCACCAAGAACTGCTGACACGCATCGGCTACGACAGTGTTTCCAGACTGAAGAGGAACAACTCGCCAGGTTGGTTTCGACGAGGTGATGATAGCGCGACGATTCGAGAGGAGGGGACGAACTACGTTGATGATAGTTGGCATCAAACCGTAGTCCCTCATGAGACGTTTCTCACGACGTGAGTACTGACGTCCCTTGAAGAATGAGTCAAATCGCTGAGCACGGGTGCGAATGTCGCTCAGTTCGTTCTCGTAGTCGTTAAAAATTTCTTGATTCTCTGTTGCGATAGTTCCCATAGCGGAATATACGAAATCCCCACCCAAAAGTCAAGTGTAATTTTTACAAAATGAAAATAGTGGTCACAAGACTACTGGATCGGTCTCGAATTGGTCTCCTACTGGTGTGCCTCGCATTACCTCTTGGAAGTTGAGATCATCTGCTGGTTTTGCATTCTTAACTGCATACGCAAGTGAGTCGATAATGTCAACTGTAGAACCTCGAGGAAAGTGTTTAAGCTCGAGTTCAAGTGCTGTGAGTCCATAGTTGAAGAAGATCGCATTGGACTGGAAGTAAGGGGTGAGGATGTCTGAGTCACGTTCCACTTTATCCTGGATAGGCTTCTCGCTATAAGTCGAGTGTGCAGCATTGTTGATAATCTTCAGGCGAAGAATCTCATCGAAGATTGTCTGTTGCATTTGAGTTGTTTCAACAGTAACCGAGGTTGCGTGATACTGTTTAACAAGTCGAACAACCTCATCAACCATACCGATGCGCTTGAGTTTCGTGCGATCGGCAGTTACAATATCTCCATTGGGAGCACGGAATCCAGGGAGGAACTCATCTCGAGTTGCGAACTTACCATGCGAGTATCCCATTACAAAGACTTGACGATACTGATTCATGGCAATAAAGACAATAGCGGTGAACTTGGAACCCTGCTGTGTAGACGATGCAGGATCTACTCCAAGAAATATGCGCACTGGGTACACGGTCGAGACGTTATTGTCAAAGTGAACTCGTAACCAATTAACACCTCGTGCGTAGAAGTATTCCATTCTAAGGCGTTGAAGGTTCTCGAAGTTCCGCTCGCCTGGAGGAGTAACGATATGGAAGTACTCTTGGTAAAAGCCAGCACCTTGCTGTGAGTGTATCGCTTCACGATACTTCTTCAGGATGTAGTTAAGGTTTAATCTTTGAGGCCAGGCGAGTTTGCAGGTCTTCTCGAGTTCAGCAATAACTTCGGGTGGCGGTATCTCTACTCCAGCATCTGTAATCTTGCAATGCGTCAGTACGCGATGGAAGTCGTCAATCTCCATTACTGGATATTTGAGGATCTTCCAGTCTGGATTGTTCTCCAGAGTTACTGGAACCGTGTCTTGGTGAAGTATCGTTCCATTGAAGAATACCTTCCCTTCAATGTCGTCGATAGCATTGAACATATCTTGGAAAAACCACTTCGCATACTCGGCTCGGGTGTACTCAGTTTTGACCGAGTCCTTAGAGTACATATCATTGATAATTGCGAGAGTTGGTCGATATGAGTTTCGAAGAGCCGATCTAACTTGCTGACCAACACCTCTTGCCAGAACATATACTCCGGTTGAGGTAAGAAAAGCATCGCGAGACCACTCTCCATCATTCCCTTTGACACCTTTGGAGGAAATGACTCCGAAGTAATGACGTATATGAGGATTGGTGGAGAGTTCTCGTCGCACTTCGAAAACGTCTTGGACAGCGAAGGTATTGGTCTCCGAACAGTAAACGACAAACTTCTCGAGCCCAAAGCATGAAACATACAGGAGAATGATTTTCGAGAATGTTGTTTTAGCAGCTCCTCGAAATCCGATAACTCCAAGTAACCTGTCATACTTATCCTTAAGCTCAGGATTATATAGTGCGAGGTAGGCTCGATACATCTCGAAGTGAAACCACGGAGTAGCGTTGCGTGTCCAAGTAGGCACAACCATATTGGCAAACTTGACAATACCGAGGTTGTTAGGATCAGTATTGTCAAGCCAGATATTATGCCAATAGTGTACTTCGCAGAATCCATTACGTTCAGACTCTGCGTTACACTTATCCCACAGACATCTACTCACCGAACTCCTTCTTCATTTTGGAGGCGGCGGCAGATGAGACGGGAGACACATCAGTCACTTCGATCTCGATGCGATTCTCCCAGTCACTTGTGGATGAGGATGAGATAGTGCAGACGCGAGCAGTCACAATGAACTGCATCTCATCATCCACCTCAACCTCCCCGATCAGCTCCCCGTAAGCCTTAGACTTTCCGTCGAGGGTGAGTCGGGGGTAGATTTTCTTGGTCTCCCTTTCGACTTCCGCAATGGGGTTTGCTCCCCCAGTTTCGATTCGTCCCGTATCCATAGAGTTTTCTCCTGTGCAAAACGCACTTCACAATCAAAGCAGTTCCCGTTAACAGACTTAAACCCTAAGTCCGCCAACGGCTTTTGGCAACTCCGGCACACCTCCGCAGGCAGGACAGTTAATTTCAACTGTAGCCGGCTGTCCCGACTCAGGCGAAGTCCCAGTGACCGAGATTTTCTTTTTCCCATCACATACTTTGCACACATCCTTGAACTCCGCGTCTTTCATTTGACCCTGTGTTCCAAACGCCGCACCCTTCCCACCACCCATCTCCTCACCATTCGCCTCGAGTAATGCTTCACGAACTTCGGGAATGAACTTCCCAATAGTCATCCACATATTGAGTTGAACAGCATTCTTGATTGGTCCATCAGCAGACGTGATGAGTTTCTGTATCCACGCCTTTGGAGTGATGCCTGCATTTGTGAGTTCAGATTGAATCGTCTGCATCAAGAACTCCTTTGCTTCTTTACACGACAGTGCTCGTATGGCTCGCATCTGCGCCGTCTTATACGCAGGAGGAGGTTTCCCAGTAGCAAGCATATACGCTCGTACAAGGTCAAACCTGGCGATAACCAATGCCTCGATATAGCGCATATGCTGAATTGTAAAGCGAGGCACGTAGACGCCCTTGTCCACACTGGCACGCAGATCACCGAAGCGTCTCCTGGGACGCAAGAAGATTGGTGATGCTTCGTGACGTGAATTGAGACCAAAGCTCGTCGCAAAGAACTTGTCTCCGTATATACGTTGTACCTGTGCCACGGTGCCTTGACTATCCATGACCCACTGCCCTTCACGCTCGGCGTAGAATGCATAGTCTGGCTTGACGTTTGATGGAAGCTCTTCGTCTTCATAGTACACCGTGGTTTCTTTGAGCGGTGCAAGCCTGGTCTTCCCGAAGTGAAAACGCTTCGGACGTCCCTTTGAATCAGTGTCAACTACCGCTATGCGAAACTCCAGCGACTGGTTTGGCGGCAGTGACGTTAAGTCCCACTCCGGCAACATTGCTGCTTGCGCGGTTTTCGATAGCAGTTGTAAGCTCATCGAGGATCAGAATCTCCATCAGTTTGAGTTTGACATCGAGCGTGTCCGAGCGGTACTCTTCATTCACCTTCGCTTGAAGGCGCTGGATACGCTTACTGTCTGTGAGGTTGTCGAACATTTGAGGTCTCCCGACATAAAGATAAGATAAGATAAGAAACTCTTTATTAATACAAAGCAGATGCCTCTAATATAATACATTAAATGGCGTTTGTCAAGAGAAATCTTTACAATCGTATAAACCATTATATATCAACAACTTACAGTCCCTTATATTATATATATAGTGTGGATCGAGTGTTTATTTGTGCATGATGAGTTACAGTATTTGTCAATGTTGAGTCACTTTGTTTTTTGATGAGAAAAATTAGGATGGTCTTAAGGTGGTTTTGTTTTCAATGAGAAAAATTATGAGTGGGTTAGCCCATTCCAGACGGTGCCACTGAGAGAGCCCCAGGGGGTACCTCGTTAGAATTGGAATTTGAGATTGGAACTGTCCACAATTCTGAACGTACACTATACAATACATTACTTTACATAATATATTCCCATGCTGGAATCGCAACATTTCATTATACTCGTACATTTTTGCGATAATGAGAATGTTTGCGAGTATCGCACATACCTGCGAAAATTGCAATCCGCAAATGATCGTTTTATACCTTGCGTACATTAATAAACATTAATGAGAAAAAGCTTGACAAACGTATCTTCATGTATTATATTGCATATGTTGATAATGTGATATCGAGAATTATGCACCATACAATTCTCGTGCCACAAAACCCAAAACCCAGAAAATTTAATTTGAAATAAAGCTTGACATTCGTTTTCCGATTGTGTATATTGGTTGTACCTTAATTCACGTTCCAAACCGTTCTTTAACATAATGCGATGCCTGATTCAACCGTTGTTTATGAGGCAACGGGGTTTGAAGGCATTAAACCCAGATTGCATACGGCAGACTGTGGGCAACATGGAAAATCCCCTTGTTTGTGAGTGCGGTGTGGTGCAATTCACAGTATCGGTTTGCACCATACCCCTGCCGGATCATCCGGCTTAGTGATATAACTCACAAACATTTGGAGGTATGTTATGGCAGCAATCAAGATGACTCGCAAGAACTACAATGCCGCCTCTGTGGTTCCTGGCATCAAGGAAGCTTTGGATGCCAAGATTGAGGCAGGTGAAGTGGTTCTGGTTGACGCCGGAACAAAAGGTCAGAACGGTGACGAGTACGTTGAACTCGCCAGCACGTTCCTGTCAACCGAACAGGTCGAGACGCTGAAGAACGGTCTCGAGTTGGTCGAGTTGGTCAACAAGACTCTGGACGACCAGAACATCAATGCCACACTGCAGCTCGCGTTCAAGACGATCGACAGCACGCAGGACTTCGGTGTGGAGTACGCAAACAAGGAAACCACGAAGCAGGTCAAGGCTCGTCTTGCGGCGGCTCGCGCCAAGAAAGCCTGACTCATCAGGTATGGGGAGCCGAGAGGTTCCCCATACCACTACGCTGTACAACTACACAAACAAAGGTGAGGACTATGGACATCAGGCTCGAAAAACTCATTCGTGAACTCGGATATATGCACTATCAATATATTGGAGTCCGAGCGATGGGAACTGTTCATGTATTTCACTGCATGGACGGAGACGACAGGATGAAGTACGTAGAATTGCAATCGTCTACCGGATTTAAAGCGGGCGAGACGGTATCAGTCAATACCTACGAACTTCGCTGGCTTGGAACGGCAGTAATGCCGTGATTTATCAGGTATATGGCGCGAGAGTGACCATATACCACTATGCGGCAAACTGCCGCAGAACTCACAAACAAACAAGGAGAGATACAATGGCAAAGGGCATTTCTGTCGCTCGTATCAGTGAACTCGCAAAGGTCGAGTTCGATGCCGCCAGAGCAATCACTGCTGATCGCTCGCGAATGGTCTCGGTTGGTGAAGTGCTTGATGCACTGAACCTCGCCAAGACGCTGAAGTGGGCGATGAACCAGACCCGTACCTTGGCTTTCAAGGTTGCGGCTGATTCTCCCGACATCTCAGGTATCAATCCGAACTTCGTTACTCGGACTGCCATACTCGAACTGATCGACAAGGAAGTGGCTCGGCTTCAGAAGAAGGCTGTTGAAGCGGGAGATCCTGAGTCTATGAACTTCAGTGAAGTTGGCTCGCGTGGACTGCAGATATTCAAGGACATCGTGATGAGTGTGGAAGAGGTTGACGTCCCTGAACTGAGCGTTGACGACATTCTGAAGCTGGTCGAAGACGTGATTGGGTAGTGCAGATGGCTGGCAGGGTAACACCTGCCAGTAATGCACCAGCGCAGGTCCAAAGTCCTGGCAAGTGCATCCACAAACAAGGAGATACACTAATGGCAGACGTGATTGCTGTCACACCTCGCCTTCTCACGCCTCGCGACATGGAGAGAATTAATGCAGCACTCGCAGCCGCACTTGGTCAGAAGGCTGAAGATCCTATGCACATTGAGGTCGGCAAGATTCCTGACGTTCCGAGTAAAGACACGATGACTATGCAGGATCTCGCTGGAGCGCGTGCAGGATTCCACACAGCCTGGATCGAGGGTATTCCCGCAGTGATTTACAAGGGAGAGACCAACAACCTCTCGATCTTCACTCTCATCGAGGTTCTTCCTGCGGAGGGGTGATGGCAAAGACCAGCCAATTCGTTCTCACCGAAGATGAGCAACGTACACTTCGGATCGAGAACGAGTTACGAAGACGTGGTTATACAGGGATTGTGATGGTTGACTTCATCCCTGATCTCAAGCACGTCAGGTACTATACCGCACGTCAAGAACAAGGGGAAACAGTTATGCTCGGCGTCACTGAGGACAGTGACAGTCAGGATGTCTACAATGTCCTCGTATATCGGATGACTGAAGCGTTTGTTCTGACGATCTGATCAAGATGCGAATGTCAAAACTATTTAATATAGTGCTTGACATTCGCATTTTATTTTCGTATATTGCATAGCACTCTACGGTGGCACGTAAGGTGCGCTCACACTAACACAATCAAGGAGAGATGTATGGACTGCATCGTTATTCCCTCAAAAGGACTGGCGAGCGAAGAGTATGAAACTCTGATCGCCCAGTTTCTGGAGCGCGAACTCCAGACCAAGCCCCACAGCAAAGAGTCACTCCTCGAATCACTCACCACATTCTTCATCGGCACGAAGGACACTCGCTATGGACGCATCCCTGCAATCGAAGTCCTCAGCACTGTGCGTGAGTATCTCCGCACTCAGATCGAAGCTCACGAACCTATTACGGTTCTGGTTCCCTGGGGAGGAAAGAAACCCCTCGGTGGCTCGGTTGATGTCGCTGAGTTATCTGCACTACGGATGCTACAATCGCTCTCCAATACCGTGAAGGCAGTGTACGAACCAGGTCTCGACATCGTTATCAGGGTTGAGGATCTCGGTGCGGAATGGCTGTACAAGAATGGACACAACGAAGAACTTGGTGATGAAGTACTGTACAAAGAGATCGAACGGTACTCATCTGATGTCTCTACGCTCATCAAGATGTTCGGCATGACTCCTCGATCCGAGTATAATATGATGTGCAGGTCGGAGTATATCAAGCGAGCATCAATACTCGTACCTCACTTCGTTGCATACCTCGTTGAGTCAGATGTCAAAGGAATCTCGGCAGGACTCAAGACCTTTGAACCACTCGTTGAGGCTGGATGGAAAGGTGTTATCCCGCAGGAACAACGAGACTACTACCGAGGCAGATACAAGGAACTGTACGGCGTGAGTGATGCCACAGCAACCATGTATCTCGCGAAGTATTTCGCCGGTAGTCTGGTGCGCCATAAGATGCACGGCATAGGAACTACCAAGCCACACGTCCAGGTGACGTTTGCATCTCCCATCCCTGGTGTACCATCTACCATGTTCAAGAATACGTTCTTCATGAGGACGATCCCTGCCTCACATGGAAGAACTCACATCGCTCCATGGAGAGCAAAGGGATACATCGCTATCCAGCACGGAGATGTTCCCGTGTTCAAGATTGCATCTCCATCCACACTCCCTCCCATGTACGAAGCCTCTGTAGTCATGAAGGATTCTCGATATGGGGAAGTCACAGTGAAAGCAGACTATACGCTGGAGTAATCATGGCTCGACATCAAAGTATCTTCGGTGTGTTCGACAGTACTGCTCCGTACGGAATACACTGGACAGACCTCAAGCCAAAGTCTCCAATATATCTCGATCGGTATGACGAGATTGCTGGAGAACACAAGGTGAAGAGTACCGTCTCCCTAATGCTTGGGGAGACGGCACTCACTACAATCGTAGTATATACCGAAGAGGGTAGTACCAAGATCCTCGAGGCAATACTCAAGCTTCTGGAGAAAAGAGCATGATGACACTCGATGACCCGCGTAGGGAACGTCTCCTTGATATGGAACTCATTCGGGAGAATCAGTATCGTGGAGTGCACAAGATGAGGATGATTCTCCTTCTCGAGATGCATTGGTTTGGTAATGCAGATAAGCCAGACTTCTGCAAGAACCTTCATATGGATCTTCTGGTTGAGGAGGAGCGTCTCGCAAAGGAACTTGCAGAGATTCGCAAGACTCTCTGGGAGAAGTCCAATGGCTGAAAGAATTGTGGTTCATCCTGCATTATTATTATCTGAGAAGGATATAGATCTTGCAGTGGGTCATATGCTTCATGTCTATGAGTTTGGAATGAAGAGACATTCTGGTAACCCACTACCACCTCTATCACCAGAACAACTCACCAATATGATGCTGATATACGACAACAAGAAACTTGCTATCAGTCGTCTTGGTCTTCATGTTGTTGACTCGCATATCATCGGAAGATTTCTCAATTCAGAGATTGTCAAACTTCAAGACGAAATGGAGGGAGAAGATGAAGGATATTAAAGAAATCTACGAAGCGATGGAGCATTGGGCTGCTACCACTCCGCTCGATGACTTCGTCTTCATCATACTACTCGTTGTTGTTGGAGTGGTATCGTTGTTCTGGATGTTCAGGCTTCTGTTCTCAAGGAGATACCCATGACTGAAGATAAGAAGGCTCACATTCAGAATCTGGCTCTGCGTGGGCTGATACCAATGCAAGCCTTTGAGCGTATCGAAAGGAATGAGTGTCCATTCTGTGGAGAGGAGCCTGATGGATTCCGAGACAACATCTCACTTAGAGAGTTCGCAATCAGTGGACTCTGCCAACGATGCCAAGACCTCACCTTCGACGACATCTTCCCAGAGGATTGAACTCGGACTGAAGTGGCTGCAAGATACGTATGGTGATGAGTGGTTCATGGAGATCGACCTGAAGAAAGGCTTCGACATGAACTCAAGTAATCTTCACCTCATTACCTATGTAAGTGGTAAAGACTATAACCTATGGATGCTCGATGGATTCCAAGAATTCATGTACGAGCATGGCTTCTCAACAGGAGAGGAGATAATACAGAATGTCGTCACAAAGGAATATGAACTTACCGACTCGCAAGAAGAGCTCCAATCAGCCTGGTACGGACTTGTCTTTGCTTTACAAGTCCAACGAGGAGATCAATCCGGAGATAGTTCGGAACAGGAGAAGGACACCCAGACTGAGACCAGGTCTGTTCTTTGTGGAGGGAGAACCCTTCTGGAGGACGGCGGAGGAAGAGCAGAGGGAAATAGCTCTGATCAACATGGAGTCACGTCACCTCCTGAACTGTGTGAGACTCCTGTACAACGGAGTGGCACTGAGGAACGGACTCCCGACAGTCAGACTGGTGAACGCATCTCCGAGCAACTCTCCCTATTCTGACGTAAGGCTTCTCAAGATTGTTGTTGTATTACTTAAGGAACTTACTAGTCGAGAGGATATGAAGGGTAATACAGAGTTGCTCGAGATTATCAATCTCATCAAAGCAATCTCTGATCGTCAGTCTTTTAATGTAAGAGGATACATAGATGAAATTAACAAAGGTGGCACGTATACTCCAGAACCTGAGTATGACGGATACGATCTCCAGACAAGGCGTTTCTACTCGGACGGCAGACGTCCGCGTACAACTGAAGACGAGAGACGGAGTGACTCATCAACTCAACGATATATCAGCGAACGTGGCAAGGGTGGGAAACAAAACTCAAATCGTCGTCTACTTAAATGAAAGGCAAGGTCATGCGTATCCGAAAGACATCAATACTGACCGGTAAGTGGAGAATCCGTCACTCCTGGTTCTTCAACAAACTCGTTGTCCAAGTTCAGTACATTCATGGTTCTTGGCATAACTATTCAGGGAAGGTCAAAGATGATCTTCGCTGGCGTGATGCTCGCATTGAAGACCTTGATGTACAAGAAGGAGGTAAATAACTATTATGAATGAGAATGTAAAGCGATATGTGATTCTGAAGATGTATCGAGGTGGGGCATGGTATACTGATATTTGCGAGAAAGATTCAGACAGAGCTACTTCTCTACAGAATCATGAGAACGGGTGGCACTTTCAGTTAGCAGGAACGATGGTGAACGAAAGTGACTATATGGCACTTGAAACCGAACTCACCCGCCTCCGCGCAGAGTTGGCAGACATGAAACTCTCCCTCACCTACTCCGAGAACAGCAGGAGGGATGAGGTCGCTGTGCTGAGCGAACAACTCAACGACTACATCGACAGGTGCAAGGCGTTGGAAGCGGAGATACAGGAGGTAGATTCTGTTCTTGCACGTCGCCCTGCCCTTGCGGACTGTAAAACACGGCGCGAGATGGTCGAACTGGCTTGCGTGACAGCAGGGAAGGCAACCGACCGCATATTCCAACTCAAGGCCGAACTGGAAGAGTGCAAACAGAGGAAGGGCAAGGCTGTCGCCTATCGCGCCGTGACCGAAGCCGAGAACACCCGCCTGAAAGCGGAGATGCGGGGGATGGTGAGCATCCGTGCGATGTGCAAGCATTACGAACGGTTGGAGATGCACTACCGTGGGATGGGCATGGGACACCAAGCCGCTATGGATGCGGCAATACTCAGGACATTCAAGACGGTGGCGTATCTCGCCTCCCGCGCCTCACGAAAGGAGAATGGTGTATGAGCAACGATAGAGGACGAGACTCAGGCGAACAGATCCGCACGGTTGCCCAGATGTTGGACGCGGTTGACCGCTACAATGCGGAGCACAATTACCCCAGACTCAAACCGTGCCCGTTCTGCAAGGGAAAGACGGAATATGCCGAAACAACTCAGGAGAACGCTGGCGGTCTGTGCGCGACGTGCACGAAGTGCAATGCCTGTTCCGCCGTAGTGTTTGGCGACAAGGAAGACCCGCACGCTCACGTTGCGTTCCTCTGGAATCGCCGCGCCTCACGAAAGGATGGTGGGCAATGAGGGGACTGCTCTATATCGGCCTTGCCATGTGGCACGCTCGCCGGATTCAGGATTTCTTTTGGGAGAAGCCGGGGAAACCCTCTGATGGCAGTACGTCAAACGCCTCATGGGGAATGTGGATGGCGACGATGGAGAAGCGGTACTGGAAGCTGAACGATATTGATAGCAGCAACCCAAGCTGGCGCGTGGAATCACGAAAGCGGGCACTGCAATTATCCGCTGTGGCTATCGCGTTCATCCAAGCACTAAACACCGGGAAGGTCAAGCCTCCGGAGGCCCCCCATGCCTGAGAAGTGCTGTGGAGATAGAATATCAATCCAACTGTCCGAGGCAGAGATTTATGTCCTACGATTTGCTCTTGGATGCTACAAGGGGAGCGATAAACAGACAGCGGATCATCTGGAAGAACGACTATTTGAAGCTGGTGAGAAATTGTCGCGCCTCACCTCCCGCGCCTCACGAAAGGAGGGATGATTCAGAATGAAGACGTACGGCGGATTGACTCTGATTGGATGGTTCAATCTCATCGTGGCGCAGTGGCTGTTCTTTAGGATAGCGTATTCTGCAGACGCGATCTACCTGCTGTTGTGGCCAAGGCCCATGACGGGATGGGAGGATGACTACGTGTTCATAGGCAAGAACCGGTATCTAGTTCACCTTTTCTCGCGGAGAAATATAGGCCGATGAGCGCACTCGAGGGATACTTCGCTTTGACGCTCCGGGCATACAAACTCGATCGGCAATTCGAGCGGGAATTCAAGTTCTGTCTCGATCGT